CCAGCCGTAACAGCCGTAGTTCTTTGAACAAAAAATACAGACTTTGCCTGAGTAACTGTCCCAACTATTGCTGGACAGTCTAAAACCAAATCCTTACTATCTTCAAAAGCACCAGTTCTTTCATCTGCTCCTGTTGCGACTGAGGCAGATGCGAAACTTGAGGATGTAACAGCAGTGTTTTGACTGGCAACAGCACTTGCAGGATTGCCAAACTCGTTAGAGGATGATCCACGCTCTTCAAATCCTTTTGTAATGAAACCTCTAAATAAATCTTTTTCAATAATTGTAGAAAAACCATCGCCATCAGCTACTGCGGTATCCCTAAAAGTATTGTCGCTTTTTGTTAGTGGTATAAATGCATCAAGCTCTTCTTCAAAGATATGCAATCTTGCATCTGATGATAATTGCTGTGGTTGTAGCCCTTTTATATATGAGCTTGATCTTGCTTCAACAGGACAAGGGTATAAAGCTACAGAATCGCAAAAGTTCTGTGATGCCCTTGTAGATATATTTTTAGTATAGTCTCCATAAGCAATAGGAAAATAATTATTTTTAGGTGATTTTTGTTGTGGGATACTTAAAAAGTCCCAAGGTCTATGTGCTGTCAGAGAAAGTTTTATTTTTTCTCCGTCAGTGGCTATATCTACTAATCTAAA